CTTTGCTGGAGTTGGTTATACATACGATTCAACCAGAGATGCTTTTATATCCCCTAAGCCATATTCATCTTGGACTTTAGACGATGACACTTGTTTATGGGAGGCTCCAGTTGCATATCCAGACAGTGGTACTCATACTTGGGATGAAGAAAACACAAAATGGGTGGAGGTTGAATAATGCCATTAAGTAAAATACAAACTACAAATAATCAAGTTGTTCCCAACTTAGGTCGTAGAAATATTATTATCAATGGTGCTATGCAACTAGACCAAAGACAAGGCGGCGCCTTAACAGCTGGCGTTAATAATACTTATTTTCTGGATAGATGGAAGTTCTACTTAAATGGAAGTTGTGCAGCTAGTACACAAAAATTACCAGCAACAGATAGTAATGTATCCTCTCTTCATACAGCAAGTGGTCAAACTTTTAGTAATGTAATGTCTATTGATTGTACTACTGCAGCTACATTAGGTAGTAGCGATTTATTGGGTGTCTTACAGTTGATTGAAGGAGCAAATTCTGTTCCATTAGCAGGAAGAAGTTGCACACTTAGTTTTTATGTTAAAACAAATGTTACTGGTCAGTACTATGTAACTTTCAAAATTGGTTCTGGTAGGTCTTACATTGCACCATATACAGTTAGTTCAGCTAATACTTGGGAAAAGAAAACTATAACTTTAACAATGGACACCCTTGCAAATCTAAACACAAGTGGTAGTATTACAACTAGTGCTGGATTTCAAGTTTATTTTGGACTTAGGTTGGGTACTTCTGGTCAAATGTCAAACACATTAAATGCTTGGCACGCTGGTAACTATTATGGAAAATCAGACCAAGTTACTTGGGGAACTAACACAGCAGATACTTTTTATATGAGTGGAGTTCAATTAGAAATAGGCGATACTGCTACAGATTTTGAACACCGCCCAATTGGAGAAGAGCTTGCGCTCTGCTCAAGATATTATCATACTTCATTTAGTGGAGAAACCACAATCGGTGGTTCACATCCTGCCAATTATTCTGGTAAGGTTTTCTCATGGTGTGACCATTATGGTTCTTCACCAGATAGAGTTGCATTTAATTATCAGTGGCCAGTTCAAATGAGAGATATTCCTACTGTTACAATGTATGGAAATGGATGGACTTCTGCAAGAATGTCAAAATATAATGCTGGGTCTGCTGAATATACTATTGATTATGCTTCTGGCGTATCAAGAAATGGTCTTGGTGGGTATTATGATGTTGCTGGAGTGAATGGCGACTTTGTAGTTGCGTATGTAGAAGCATCAGCGGAGTTATAAAAATGGATACGAATGTTACGATTACAAGTGTAAAAAGATTTTTTGATTTTGATGGCAATGAAATTGGTTACTCTGCCGTGATGGATGATATTACCAGATTCGTTCCAATTTCAGAAGGCAATAGAGAATATCAACTGATTCAAGAATGGGTTGCCCAAGACGGTAATACCATTGTTGATACTGATGTGCCTACACCATAAATAAAAGAAACAGGAAAAGATAGATGCCAATTTCACAAATTAAAATTGATGGTATAGTCAGTGATGCCGGTGAACTAACAATCGCAGATGCAGACTAAATAGTATGAACAAGATTAGGAAACAATAATATGCCATTCATAGGACAACAACCGATTACAGGTGCATTCCACAAGTTGGATGCTATCACAACATCATCAACAAACACATATAATTTGTTTTTGAATGGTGGTGCGTATTCGCCTGCAAGTGCAAATCATTTATTGGTTTCGGTTAATGGTGTTATTCAGAGCCCCGGCTCTTCATTTACCATTTCTGGTTCACAGATTACATTCGTACCTTCAAGTGGTACTTTATCAAATTCTGATAACATCGACTTTATCATGGCACTTGGAGATGTTCTTAATATTGGAACACCAAGTGACGGAACGGTTACTGCTGCAAAGATTGGTAGTGGTGCAGTGACAGATGCAAAGATTGCTGGAATGGCTGCATCAAAACTTACTGGTGCTTTGCCTGCTATAGATGGTTCTGCATTAACTAATATAGAATCTGTTGATGTTTCTTTTATTGTTAGACAGGCAAGTAACCAAACATTGACAAGAGCACAAATGACACATATTACTGGTTTTACTAATGAAGATTATGATGTTCAAGGTGTTTGGGCATCTGATGCATTTACAGTTCCTTCTGGAAAGGCAGGGTTATATTTACTATATGCACAAGTCAATCACCAGTTCAACTCTATTGGTAATGATGGTGAATATGCCGATGTTCGTTGGTATAAAAATGGAAGTGGACTTAACTATAATACTAGAATGACTGAAATGAACGACCCAGGCAGACACTACAAAGAAATTTCTTCACAGGCACTTGTATTAGTGCAACTTGCAGTTGGTGATGTACTAAAAATATATGCTGGGGCTGCTGACCATAATGGTAGTGGTAATCATACAACACAATCAGCAAACACTTATGCATTTGGATATAAGGTGAGGGCAGTATAATGGCAGATTTATTTTCAAAAATTGAAGCGCACATTGGTAGACGAGTAAACCACTCTTCACCGCCTGAAGTTGTAGTTCAGTCTGATTCTGATGGAACAAGAATTGTAGAGTGGAATATAGACTCGCATGAAAAACCAACACAGTCACAATTAGATGCTCTAGAATCTGATGCTAATGCATTAGAGGTTGGGTATAGATTAGATGCTGTTCGTTCTGTTCGTAATCAAAAACTCGCAGAAACAGATTGGGTTGTCACTATGCACAAAGAACTAGGAACAAACATTCCTACTGCATGGAAAACATACAGACAAGCATTAAGAGATATAACAGATAGTGCTACATCACTTGATGATGTCACTTGGCCGGAGAAACCATAATGGCATTGATTAAAACAAGAGCAAGAGGTATAAATTTAGCAGATGATTTTGCCTTTACTGGTACGCACCAGCATACTGGCACACATACGACTCCTAATAATTTTATTCTCTTAGACAGTACAACTGATACCTCTAATGTAAACTATAATTCTGATGTTGATATTCTAGATTTTACATCTCATATATCATCGTATCGTCAGTTTTTTTATACAATAGATTATATGCCTATTTCTGGTGGTAACTATCATTTATTTCAGTATTTCAAAAATGCTAGTACTGGTAATAAAATTGACGGCCGAGGAATCTGTAATGGTCGTACTGATACAAATGCTAATGTATCTACTGGTACTGGAACTGGTAACTATTTAAGAACTTTTTATACTGCTGCAGGCCCTGGCATCGTTGGACACATTCAAGGAACAGTTTTTAACGGTAGAAGAAGTGATGCAGACTATGATTGTGGTGCATTGGGTCAAATCAATTATCACTATAGTGGTATAGGTAATTGCACTTGTACATTCTCGTTTATGGCGACTGCCAGTGCTGCTGAAGGAATTGGTAAGATTGGTTTTAATGCTGATCAAGTCGGACATTCAAATGATAATATTGCAAAAGTTGTTGCAAGAGTTTGGGGAGTTGCATAATGACAATAAACTACGGAACTGTTCGTGGTACTAATGAACATGGTTTGTTTGAACTTAGAATTAAAAGAGATATACTTCTTGCAGAAAGTGATTGGACACAGATGCCAGATAGTCCTCTAACAGATTCACAAAAGTCATCATGGGCAACATATCGTCAGTCACTTCGTGATATGACAGAGACATATAGCACTGTTCCTTTGACAGATAAAGGTCATATGGACGAAACTAAAATTACATGGCCAACTAAACCGTAATAAATAAAACGAAACAGGACAGACACAAATGGCAATTTCAAGAATCAAAACAGACGGTATTCAAGATGATGCTGTAACCCAACCAAAGATTAAAGAAAACATAACTTTGGATGGTACAGAGTTTGTTCGTGTACCTTTTGGTACAACAGCACAACGCCCATCTAGTGCTGCCGGTGGACAACTTAGATTTAACACTGACTTAGGAACACTAGAACAGTATAATACCGCTACTAGTGCTTGGCAGGCGATTGACAGTCCACCTATTATCACTTCCCTTGCATATGCTGGTTCTAAAACTGGTGCTGATCCTGCTGGTGGGGAAACAATTACCCTTACAGGAACAAACTTTAAGGCAGGCGCAACGGTGACTGTCGGTGGAACTACTGCACCTTCTATTTCTGTTGTTAGTTCGACTAGTATTACATTCACAACCCCAGCAAAAACTGCTGCAGACTATGATGTTAAGATAACAAATGCAAATGGACTTTCTGCAACACTAACGAATGGTATTTCCTATAATGGTGTACCAGCATTTTCAACTGCAGCTGGTAATCTTGGTTCACTATCAGAAGATGTT